CCAATCAAGACATTAGAGATGTTTAAATCTGAGGCATATGTCAATCTGGCTGGTGTCGATTTAGTTAATCAATTAATGTCCTTTTCGCCCTCATATTTCTATGATAAATATAGAGGTAAAGCAGATGAAATTTGCAAACGATTAAATCTTGATACCACACCTAGTTTATGGTTCGGTAGAAAAGACAACAAAAAGGTGCCCTTATTAGATGAGTGGCTAAAAATATGAGAAACGAAACACAAGAATTTTTTAAGTTTACACAAAGTAAACCATTTATGGATATAACTCATTTTTGGGATATACCATATGAAGAAATGTTAGATGAGATAAAACTTGTAAATGAAGATTACTGGAGAAGACCGTTTGACGCTGACAATAATCAAATAGATAGAATGAAGTTAGATGACGCAGAAAGTGTTAATCACTATCCAGGTCTTACAGGTGATTTGATTGAGGCGCATGGCTGGAAAAGTTTATGTTTCTTAAATGAAACAGGTAATAGTAAAGACCAAATTAACAGATTTCCTGCTGTATTCAATACAGCTGGCGACTACAAGGCAACACTAAAGTATTTTCTTGATAATAGAAAATGGACAAATGTTGCAGAGTTTAGTCCTATTTTGGTTAAGTTTTTCAAAGAAGTAATTAATAAGTATATGCATGTTGGTCAAATATTTGTAACACGACTAGAGGGTGGTGGTGTGATTACTGAACACAATGATGTTCCAGAGGACACTAAACATTTATTAGGTGGTGAACAAGTGCATATGTTTGATATGTTAAATACCTTTAATTTGTGTTTAAATCATGTTCAATCATGTTATAGTGTGTTTGATAACAAGGTTATGCCAGCATATGATGGTTGTTTGAGATGGACAAATGTTGGAAAGAAACATTGGGTAGTAAACATGAATAGAAATCCACAATACCAGATTATATGGCAAGGAATATACAAAAAAGATTTTAGACGATTAGTAATGGAGAATAAATAGTAATATGACAATAACAAACAATCATACATACTTTGTTTTAGACACAGTATTTCAAAATAGACATAAAGAATTATTTGATTTTTTTGAAGGCCAAGGTGCTGATATTGAAATTAATGAGGACTTTGCTGGTTTAAAAACAATATTGACAAGCAAAGATAAAGACGATTACCCTTATGATTTTGACCCAGCTTTTGAAACTAAACTAGATAATTCTACAGGATTTGTTTTACATTTAAAAATTGATGGTGAAGTTGTTGCCACATATGCAGCCAAAAAATTATCTATACCTGTATTTGTTGAGGCAATGAAAGAAAAGTTTAGTGGTACATATGAAGATGTATCTGATATGTCTGGTCAGTCAGCTTATAGTTCATGTCAATGGGTTTCAAAAGACCATAGAGGTAAGAAACTAGGTAGAATTTTAGACCATTTAAAAAAACATATTTGTTTTGATTTAATGAAGTGTTCTAATAACTATGCAATTCATAAAGAAGCATTAGCAAATTATCATACTGAACATCTTGGTTATAATACAACTCAGAAATTAGCATTGATACCAAATGGTGATGTGGGTGGTGCAGGTGAAGTGATAGACAAAATTTATAACTTGACTTATACAACTGCTACAGAATGGACAAATAAACAAAGTGACATTAAAGCATTATACTCTTAGACCTACTGAATTAGATTCCAAGCACATATCTCAAATACATAAAATAATCAAACAGATTATTGGAAAGAAAAGAGATGAATATTGGAAAAATTATGAAGACTATTCTGTATATGGTCAGACAGCAATTACAATAGGATTAATTGACGAAGATGTAAAAACATTTTCATCTATCTATACCAGAGATTTTTATGGTGATGGTGTTTATAGAATTATGAACAGATGGTTGATTGATGATGAGATACGAGAAACTGGTGGTTCAAAGACTTATGGTGGTGAACATAGATTTTTTGATATGATACATCAACAGATAGAGTATGTTAACTCACTAAATTCTAAGTTTTATTTTATATCAAGACAGAGAAAAAATACAAAATGGCTTAGATGGTACTTTGATAGATTTAATAAACAATATGATACAGATTTAGTGGTATCTGATAAACAATATATGGTATGTAATGGTTCTGAATACGATTGTTCTCAGACATTAATATATCCTAAAGATAAAATAGTACCTTTTAAATCGTATAAATAGTATAATAGGAGATAATTATGAATACAGTAATGATTGATGGCAAAGAGTTTGATGTCACAAAATTGAGTCCAGAATTGCAAAACTACCTAGTAGTAAGACAAGAAATTCAGGCCTCTAAAGTAAGACATAAACTTGAGCTAGAAAAAATCGAGGTGTTAACAGCACATTATAACACAAAAATTGCAGAATTAGTAAAAAAAGAAATACCAGAAGAGAAGAAATAGATGGCCGCAATAGCAAACTTAACACTAGACCAAGGCGCAACATTTAATTCAGATGTTACCGTAAAAGACTCAAATGGAAATGCTTTTAATCTAACAGGTTATACAGCGACTGCTAAGATGGCTAAAGGTTATTCATCAACTAGAACAAGAACAGTCATTACAGCTACAGTAAATGGTGACCCCACAACAGGTATTGTCACACTATCATTGACTGCTGATGAAACATCAGCCCTAGATGGTGAGAGATATCTCTATGATTTAGAGATTTTACAGACTTCTACTAGTACAGTTACTAGAGTTATCGAAGGTATTATCACAGTTCGACCACAAGTATCTATTTAATTCACAATTTTTTTATTATAAATATAGTTAGGAGAGAATTAAATGGCAGATATTACAGCTACTGTAGGACAAAGTAATAGTACAACAGCAAATATTGGTGTCAATACGGCTTCTGGACCACAAACGGTATCAGTTTCCCTACCCTCAGCTCAGGCTGCTCAAAATAGTTCACTTCAATTAAAACTGCTCGGTGATGTTGATACAACTACATTGAATGATGGAGCAATATTACAATATAGGTCAAGTGACGCTAAGTTTGTAACTACAAATGAAATAGTAACTACAACTGGAACTTTGACTATAAACGCAGGAGCATTTTAGGAGTTTTAGATGGCAACAGTAATTCAGATAAAAAGAAGTTCAGCAGTAGCAGCCCCGAGCACGCTGAAACTTGGTGAATTAGCATATACACATGGAGCAGGTACACAAGCAAATCTAGGAGATAGATTATTTATTGGTGAGGGTGGCGTTGACGGAAACGGTGACGCAAATAATGTAACAGTAATTGGCGGTCAGTATTTTTCTGATATGTTAGACCATGTTGCTGGTACACTAACAGGAAGTTCAGCTGTCGTAGCAGACGCAAACTTAGCTTTAGACCAATTTATTGTAGGTAATTCAGCTACTGCCGGTGGTACAGTAAAATTTAACGAAGGAACAAATAACGGTACAAACTTTATAGGTTTACAAGCTCCAGCTGCCGTTACAGCTTCAAAAACATTTGTCTTACCTGACGGTGATGGTACAGCAGGACAATTCTTAAAAACAGATGGTTCAGGTAATTTAGATTTCGCAACTGTTAATCAGTTTATTGATTTAGCTGGTGACACAGGAACAGATACATACAATACTGCTGAAACACTTACCTTTGCAGGTACAGGTGGTTTAGTTCAGACTGTAACAGACAACACAGTAACAGTTACAGCAACAGCATTAACAAATTCAAACTTATCAGGTAGTGCGGCTATATCAAATGCAAACTTAGCCAACCCGACAACTACTTTAGGTTCATCTACATTAACATTAGGTGCAGCTACAACAGACATTGCAGGTTTAACTTCTCTAGTTATTGACAGTATTACTATTAATGGTTCTACAATGTCAACAACTGCTAGTAATACAGATATTACTTTCTCTCCTCATGGCACAGGTACAGTAAAAGTACCAAGTGGTTATGAAGATAGAGCAGGATTTACAACTGACTCATTAGCAAACAAAGCTTATGTTGACCAAGTTGCTCAAGGTTTAGATACTAAGCCATCAACTAAAGCTGGTTCTACAGCAAACTTAACGGCAACCTATTCAAACGGTACTGCTGGTGTTGGTGCAACACTAACAAACTCTAGTACACAAGCTGCATTGACACTTGACGGCGTAACTTTAGTTGTTGCTGATAGAGTATTAATTAAAGACCAAACAACAGCCGCTCAAAACGGTATCTATGTAGTAACTACAGTTGGTGATGGTTCATCAAATTGGGTATTAACAAGAGCAACTCCGGAAGACCAACCTGCTGAATTATCGGGTGGCGCTTTCGTATTTGTAGAACAAGGTACTGCTAATGCCAATAACGGTTATGTATTTACTCACACAGGCAATCCAACATTTGGTACAACTGCTTTAGATGTAGCACAATTCTCAGGCGCAGGTCAAATTACTGCTGGTGCAGCTTTGACTAAATCTGGTAATCAAATGGATGTTGCAGTTGATGATAGTTCAGTTGAAGTAAACGCAGACGCATTAAGAGTTAAAGCATTAGGTGTTACAAACTCTATGTTAGCAGGTAGTATTGACGGTGCAAAGATAGAAAACTTTACCTTTACAGACGAAAGTTCTACACAAGGTGCAACTCAGATAGGTATTCCGATGGAGTTCTTAGCTGGCGAAGGAATAAATACAGTTGCTTCAGGACAAACACTTACAATTACAGGAGAATTAGCAAGTACATCTAATATCGGTGTGGCTAGTTTTCATTCAGACAACTTTACAACAAGTTCAGGTGTCGTAACAGTTACAACAATTGACGGAGGCTCATTCTAATATGAAAAATTTATGGAAAAAAATTAAAAGTCTTTTCATCAAACCTTTGGTGTTAAAAGATGAGATTAATTTAAAAGATATCAATAAGAAAACAAAAGCTGAGTTGGAAAAACTAGGCAGAAAAATTGGTATTGAATTAGACAAAAGACAAACTAAAGCAAAACTTATATCGCAGATTAAAAAAGCTTGTAAATAATGTCAACAGTAATAAAACCAAAAAGAAGTGAAACAGCATTAGCCGTACCAACATCAGGTTCATTAGCAACCGGTGAGTTGGCAATGAATGTTGCAGACGGTAAATTTTATACTAAAAAAACTGACAACTCGGTTGTTGAAGTTGGTGGTGCTGGTTCAGTAACACTACAAAATGTTATGACAAATGGTGCAACTACAACAACAGATTTACTATTAGACCAAGGAGCAAGATTAGTATTTGAAGGTAATTTAGCAAACTCATACGAAACTTTTTTAACAGTTGCAGAACCAACTGCTGATAGAACAATAACATTACCTAATCAATCAGGTACAGTCGCTATGGACGGTGACGCTTTAGCATACGGTATAGTATTCGGGGGATAATAAATGGCGAGTAGTTTTAAAAATGCAGGACTAGATGTTGGTGTTTTAGATGACGCAACAGGTAATATGTACACTGCTGGTGGTAGTGTAACTGCTGTTGTTCACGCTGTTTATATTTCAAATTTAAGTGCAACAAATTCAGCTAAAGTAAATGTTAAAGTTACAATAGATGGCGGTTCTACATTTAGACATGTCGGTAGAAGTTTAGAAGTGCCAGCAAACAACACTCTTGTTTTAGATAAACCGATTAACATTGAAAGTTCAGATATATTAAGAATATATGCTGACCCTAATCCAGATAGTTCGTCTGTAGATGTGGAAGCATATGCAAGTATATTGGAGATTAGTTAATGTCAACTTTAGGATATGTAACACCAGTTGGTCAACAAAGTAAAGAGGGATTTCATGCTCTGAGAAGAACAACTGAGGGACTTTTATACTATACAAAAGTTGATAAAGATAGTACAGATAGTATTGACTTTGATGGTGGTAGTCCTACAGATAAAAATGGTAACAGACAGTTGCCTTCTAAAGTTGACTACACAGATGAAGTAACAAAATTACAATCAGGAACACAATATTTTACAGGAGACAATTCTACTGTAACATTTACATTATCAACACCAGTTTTAGATGGTACAAGAATCGCTGTATTTTTAAATGGTGTAAAACAACCTATTGATGAAGTTTGGACATATGCTTCAAGTGTAGTTACTTTTAAAATTGCACCTTTTAGTGGTTCACAAGTTGCAATAGGTCGTATTGAAAAAGAATATAAAAACAATACAAGTGACAAATATCAACAATATGTATTTGAAGATGGTGACGCAACATATCATATTGATGATAATGGTTACTTTGTAAAAAGAGAAAACAAAAGTAGAGGGGCAACAGCTTTGACAACAGATGATTTCGCCACAGCAGAGGGTTCAACATATTCTGTAGCGACAACATCTTGGCAATCAGCAGTATAAACTCGTATAAATAGTATAAAGAATTAAAGGTAAACCATGGCAGATTTCAAATTAGGCAGAATAAAATTTAAATGGAGAGGCGATTGGGCTGTTGATACTGCCTATTTAATTGATGATGTTATTAAATACGGTGGTAATACCTATGTGTGTATTCAAAATCACACAGCTCCAGCAAACGAAAATTTATTTTATACAAGTCCTGGCACATACACAAGTTACTGGTCTTTGCAATCAGAATCATTATTTTTCAAAGGCACTTACGCAAATTCAACTTGGTACAAATTAAATGACCTAGTTTCTTACGGTGGTAAACAATATAGAGCAACAACTGCTCACACATCATCAAGTGCAGTTTTAGACCAGTCAAACTTCGAACAACAAGTAGATGGTATTACTTTTAGAGGCGACTATGCTGAAAGTACACAATATAGATTAAATGATATTGTTAAATATGGTGGTAGACAATATAGATGTACCACGGAACACACATCAGCAGCTAAAACTGGTTCTCCATCAACTGCTGTTTTAAATACATCTAACTTTAGTTTATTTGTAGATGGTTTAGATTTTAAAGGCGATTGGGCAGCCTCATCATATTATAAAGTAA